CGGGAACACGCCGATCTACACCGAGGTCGAGGAGACGGTCGACGACGTGCTCGTCTCGCCGGCCTCGACCTCGGATGAGATGGAATCGAACCGGCCCGACGGCACTGAGCTCGTGTACCGGCTCGACTTCCCGAAGACCTGGACCAGGTCGCTGCGGGGGTGCCGGGTGAGGGTCCGCGGGGAAGAGTTCCACGTCGTCGGGGACCCCAGACCGTTTCTGGGGTCGTTGACTCCGGGCCAGTGGAATCGGCCCGTGAACGTAGAAAGGAGGGACGGCTGATGGGCAGGGTGCGGGTGAAGATGAACCGGGCCGGTATCCGCGCGGTCCTGAACTCGGGCGAGGTGCAGGCCGCGCTCAAGGAGTACGCCGACGGCGCGCGGGACTCCGCGAATGCGTCGCTTGGTGCGGACGGCTACGAGTCGTATGTGCAGCCGGGCCGGAACCGTGCCCGCGCGGTCGTCCACACCACGGATTGGGAGTCGCGGCGGCACAACGCGGATACCAACGCGCTACTGAAAGGACTGTGACCATGACGAAGGTGGAGATGGCGAAGCTGATCGAGATCGAATGCGGCAAGCAGCTGCTCGTCGACGGCGAGCCGTTCCCGTGGCTGATCGCGGCCAACGACATCAACGTGGTGGTCCCGGCTGATCCGCGGATGCCGTACGAGGTGACGGTGACGCTCTTCGCGGAGCGGGTGGGGATCCTGCAGGGCGGCGAGTCGTGACGACGAACGTGGAGGTCCTGATCGTCGACGCGCTCAACTCCGGGCTGGGGCTCCAGGTGCTGAAGCACCCCGACCAGGACACCCTCGAGGCGTTCCTCGACGTCCCGGCCGGTAGCCCGACCAAGCCCAAGCCGGTTCGGTTTGTGACGGTCGAGCGCACGGGCGGCGCCGAACGCGACCTGGTCGACCGGCCCGTGCTCGCGGTCCAGTTCTGGGCTGAGGACCGGCTCGCCGCGTCCCAAGGCGCCCACGCCCTGGCCCTGCTGCTCGAGGCCCTTCCCGTCCGCGTACCGCTGTTGGGGCGGTGCCGGGTGGAGTCGATCTACAACTTCCCCGACGGGCGTCAGTCCCGCTACCAGCTGGTTGTCGCGGCCACCACGGTCCGCGGCGCCTAGAACCACAACTGAACATTTTCCTTGAAGGGGCGCGGCACGCATCCTGAAAGGACAAGGCATCATGCCGAATCTCGCTACCAACGTGACCGTTGGCAAGCCCAAGGCCTCCGGCGGCGTGTACTCCGCCCCGACGGGCACCGCTCTCCCGACCGACGCGACGACCGCGCTGAACGCCGCATTCACGTCGCTCGGCTACTGCTCCGACGACGGCCTCACCAACAGCATCGAGCTGGAGAACGCCGAGATCAAGGCCTGGGGCGGGGACACAGTCCTGACCGTCCGCACGAGCCGGTCGGAGTCGTTCCAGTTCACCATGATCGAGACGCTGTCACTGGCCGTCCTCAAGGAGGTCTACGGGCAGGCCAACGTCACCGAGGTGACGGGCAAGCTGACGATCATCCACAACAACGTCGAGCTGCCGATCCGGGAGTACATCTTCGAGATCCTCGTCACGGGGAACAAGGTGAAGCGGATCGTGGTCCCGGCCGGGAAGATCACCGAGGTCGGTGACGTGGTCTACGTCGACGGCGACCCGGTCGGCTACGAGGTCACCCTGGCGTGCTCGCCGGACTCGTCGGGGAACACGGCGTACGAGTACGTCGCGGCGATCGTCTAGCCATGGCGTGGTTCGCAACCCCTGAGGGGGAGATCGTCGAGGCGTTCGACGCGATGGCCGACCTGTACCTGCGTCGCGGCTGGAAGCCCGTCGACCCGCCGACGGAACCGGACGAACCGGACGGTCGGCCGTCGCCGACGGCATCCCGGAAGGCGTGGGCCGCCTACGCCGCCCAGCTGGGCTACGAGGTCGAGGACCTGACCCGAGCCCAGATCATCGCCGCTCTCGACAACGTCGAGGGCCCCTAGAACCTGCCAGGCGCCGGAACTCTTTCGGTGCCGCGCCCGCCGGCGCCTGGCAGCCATTCGCGCGGCAACCACCTACATGGAAAGGGGCGCGGAATGCCCAACACTGAAGAAGTCGAACTCGTCGACACCATCACCGGCGTGTCATCGGTCGCCGTCCGACCGCTCGTCAACGATCACCTCCCGAAGCAGAAGCCCGGCCAGGTCACCATCGGCGGCAACACGTACCGGTTGCCGTCGCTCGGGCGGATGAACCGGGCCGGGGTGAAGCGGCTGACCCCGCTGCTCGCGAAGGTCTCATCCGACGACGCCGGCCTCGAGGCGATGTGGGAGCTCGCCGACGCGCTGCTGGCCGAGGTCCCCTCGCAGGACATCGACGAGCTCACGATCGACGACCTGAAGGCGCTGTTCACCGCGGCCGGGATGCTGTCGTTCTCCGGGGAGGACGCCCCCGACCCCGAGAACCTGACGATCACGCTGGGGGAATCCTCGGCCTCGACCGGCTCCTAGACGAGCACGGCGAGGCCATCGCCTACGACCTCCTCACTCTCGGGCTCCGGCTCCGGGACCTCGGCAGCGACCGGCTGACGTGGGAGGACCTGCGGGCGATCGTTCGGTACTCTCCGCCCGGCTCGGCGCTGCGCAGGTCGCAGGACCCGGCCGGGGTCGAGTGGACCCTCGGTAACGAGTTGGCGGCGCTGGTCGCTGACCGGCTCGGGTGGCTGGTGTGGGCGAAGACGAAGGACGCGTCGAAGGGCCGGAACGCCCCGAAGCCGATCCCGCGTCCGTCGAACCAGCACAACCAGGCCGAGCGGGTCTCTGATGCGTTGTCGCTGGACATCGACGAGGTCGCGCGCCGCCTGGCGCTGCCGCGTGGCCCCGTCACGCCGAGTAGCCGACCGGAACGCCCCGACGCGGGCGTGTCAGCACCGTAACCCCCTGCCGAGAGGGGCGAGACCCCTCGGGTCTCGCCCCGCGCGCTTGACTCATTGAAGGGTGGTGGTCGTCGTGGCGATCGAACTCGCAGCCGCTTACCTGAGTGTCGTGCCGTCGCTGCGCGGCGCGCAGAAGACGATCCAGTCCGAGCTGTCCGGGATCGACCTGGCCCCGGTCGGGCAGAAGCTCGGCGGCGGCCTGCTGGGCGGCATCGGGAAGGGCATGTCGGGGTTGGGCGGCATGGTCTCGTCCGCCGGCGGCGCCATATCCGCACTCGGCGGGACGTTGACGAACGCGATCACGAAGCCCGCGCTCGGCGCGGCCGCCGTTGTGGGCGGGGTGTTCGCCTCGTTCATCCCCGAAGTCGCCCGGGCATCGGACGCGACCGACAAGTTCAAGTCGACCCTCACGTTCGCCGGGCTGAAGACCAGCAAGATCGACGCGCTGACCGCGTCGACGAAGAAGTACGCCGACGAAACGGTCTACGAGCTGTCGGATATCCAGTCGGTGACTGCGCAGCTCGCCGCGAACGGCGTCAAGGGCTACGACACGATGGCCGAGGCGCTCGGCAACCTGAACGCCGTCGCCGGCGGGAACGCGGAAACGTTCGGTCAGGTCGCGTTCGCGACGACCCAGGTCAACGCGGCCGGGAAGCTGATGACGCAGGACTGGAACCAGATCGCCAACGCGATCCCTGGTGCGTCCGGCAAGCTGCAAGAGGCGATGAAGAAGAACGGTGCCTACACCGGGAACTTCCGTGACGCGATGGCCAAGGGTGAGATCACCGCCGAGGAGTTCAACGAGGCCGTCCGCGAGCTCGGGTTGACTGATGTGGCCCGTGAGGCTGCGACGTCGACGAAGACGTTCGAGGGCGCGATCGGGAACCTGCAGGCCTCGATCGTGTCGGGGCTGATGCGCCCGATCGATGCGATCAAGCCAGCGCTGACGACCGCGCTCGGCGGGTTGTCGTCACTGCTGGGGCCGGTCTTCGACGTGATCGGGCAGAAGGCAGAGGCGTTCGCGCCGAAGCTCGAGGTCCTCGCCGAGAAGTTCGCGGCCTGGGCTGAGGGTGTGGACGCCGGGCAGGTTGTTGCCGCGCTCGATGCGGTGCAGGGCACTATCGGGAAGGTCGTGGCCGGCGCGGTCCTGCTCGGGCCTGCGCTGTCGATCGTCGGCGGGGTCGTGAGCAAGGTCGGCGGCGTCGTGTCGATACTCGGCCAGGTCGCCTCCGGGCTCGGTGGCGTCTCCGGCGCGGGCGGCACCGTCGTGTCGGTGTTGCGGGCTTTGACGGGGCCTGTGGGGTTGGTGATCGCCGCGCTGGTGGCGATGTGGACCCAGTCCGAGACCTTCCGCAACGCCGTCATGGAGCTCGGCGCGCAGCTGTTCGCTGTGGGGCAGCAGATCATGACGGCGCTCGCTCCGGTCCTCGCGCAGCTGGCGCCGCTGTTCGGCCAGCTGGCCGCGGTCGCTGGTGACACCGTCGGGATGATCCTCGCAGCGCTCACCCCGCTGATCTCGTTCGTGCTCGCGCAGCTGGTCCCCGTGTTCTCCTACCTGGTGGGTCAGGTGTCGTCGGCGTTCAAGCTGATCATCTCCGTGATCACGCCGATCCTGTCGGCGATCCAGTCCGTCATGAAGGCCGTGATGGCCGCGGTGAAGGGCGACTGGTCCGGGGCCTGGAACCACATCAAGGCCGCCGTGTCGGCGATCTGGACCGCGATCAAGAACCTGGTGACCGGCGGCATCAACCACGTCAAGAGCATCGTCACCAACGGCGTCGCGCTGGTGAAGACGATCTGGGCGAACACGTGGTCGGCGATCGGGTCGAAGGTCACCGCGATTTGGTCGGCGATCAAGTCGACGACGTCATCCGCAATCAGCGCGGTGGTCGGGTTCGTGCGCGGTTTGCCGGGTAAGGCAGCCGCGGCGGCCGCGGCTTTGGGGTCGAAGCTCCAGGCGAAGGCGCGTGAGGCGTGGGAGCTGCTGAAGGCCGCGACGCGGCTGGGGATCGACACCGCCGTCGGGCTGGTGCGCTCGGCGGCATCGGGTCCAGGCTGGTCAGCTCGGGCCGGGCCCTGATCGACGGGTTCATCTCCGGTATCAAGGGCGCGTTCGGGCGTGCCCGTCAGGTCGTCTCCGACGGCCTGGCCTCGATCCGCGACTTCTTCCCGTTCAGCCCCGCGAAGAAGGGCCCCTTCAGCGGGAAGGGGTGGGTGACCTACGCCGGTAAGTCCGTCGGCACCGCGTTCACGAAGGCGATCGCGACATCACTGGCCGATGGTCAGCCCGCGGTGGTGAAGGCCCTCGACGGGCTGAACAAGTCGCTGGCGAAGGCCTCCGAGGATGCGGTCAAGGCTGAGGCGAAGCGCCTGCAGAAGGCGCGGAAGAAGGAGAACGACCGGATCCGGAAGTGGAACCGGAACCGTGGGAAGGGCGTCAAGGCCAAGACTCTGCTGCCGACCCTGACTTCGGATGATGCGACGAAGCAGGCGAAGAAGAACCTGAAGAAGCCGCTCGCGCAGATCAAGGACGCCGAGGCGATCGCGAAGGCGCAGGGCAGGCTGACCAAGACGCTCTGGGATGACGGGAAGTACAAGGGAGCGGTTAAGCGCTGGCAGGGCCTGAACCAGGGCATCGTCAAGCTTCTGCAAGGCCTGAAGGCCTCCGGGGCGATCCGGAAGGACGCGACGAAGGCGGTCAAGGGCGCGACCCTGGCCGATATCGCGAAGGCACAGCAGCAGGTCACCGGCGCGTTGAACGCCGCGAAGGCGACTCTCGCGGACCTGAAGAAGGCCCGCGACGATCTCCAGTCCAGTGTCGCCGGTTCGTTGATGGGTGAGCTTGACCTGGGCGCGGTCACCGGCAAAGGGTCCGGGAAGCTCACCTTCGAGGGTGTTGCTGTCCAGGTCTCCGGTCTGCTGGCGAAGGTCAAGAAGTTCACGTCCAAGCTGAAGGCGCTCGGCGCCAACGGCATCCCCCCGGCGTTGGTGCAGGAGGTCGCGGCTCTCGGGACCGAGAAGGGTATCCAGGTCGCCGACGCGCTCCTGTCGGGCACCAAGACGCAGGTCAAGGCGCTGGCGGCGGATTGGTCATCGCTGAACTCGTACTCGTCGAAGGCCGGCTCCTACGTCGCCGACGGGATGTACAAGGCCGGGATCGACGCCCAGCAGGGCCTCGTCGACGGGCTCCTGGCCGATTCGAAGAAGCTCGACGCTGCGGCGAAGACCCTCGCGACCAAGGTGACGAAGGCCGTGAAGAAGGAGCTGGGGATCAAGTCGCCGTCGACGGTCATGCGTGACCAGGTCGGTGCGTGGCTCGCCCCAGGGATCGCGGACGGGATCGACCCGACACCCGCCGTGACGGCGATGCGAGGCCTGTCCGCGGCGGTTGCCGGGGCGTGGCGGCCCGGCGAGTTGTCGGGCCGATACACCAACCCCGACGGGGTGGATCGGACGGGGATGACGGTCAACGTCCACAACCAGTACCCGATCGCGGAACCCACTTCGGTGACGGTCGATCGGGCGTTGACGACGGCGGGGGTGATGGGGCTGTGAGCTACACGCTGCACCTGAACGGGCGTCCGTTGTCGAGGTGGCTGGTGACGGCGGGGACGTTCTTCCGCCCACCGGTCACG